AAGGCAATGCCATTGATGCTGGAGATGTAACAACTACTTTTGTTTAAGTAGTTATTAAGTTTGTGGGGAGTGGTTTTGATTGCTCATTGTCTGCTCCTCACTCTTATATTGATTAGATAGTGTTTATAAAATATTATGTAATGAATAACGGAGATAATTATGAAAATTAAAATGTTAGCAGACGCTAAAGGCTCGGCAAATATTTCTGGCAATGCGATTAAGCAATACAATAAAGATGAGATCATAGCATGTAATGAAGCATGGCAAGTAGATTTAGCAAATATATTTGTGAGTTCTGGATTGGCTATGGAAGTTAAAATGGTTGAGCCAAAAGAAAAGAAAAAAACAGTTAAGAAAAAAGTAACAAAAAAAGCAGAGTAACTTATGGCTAGAACTATTGGTAGCTCATTTTCTACACAATTATCTAGCACTCAAACTAGACCATTCTATGCAGTCGAATTTTTATATTCTACACCATTAAGAATTTGGACTGGCTATGGTGAGTTTACTATTTTAAGTGAAACTTATTTAGGTTTAGGCAATCTAGTTACTATCAGCCAAGTGCAAGAATCTGCTGATATAAAAGCAAATGGTATGAAAATTGTTGCTAGTGGTTTAAATACAGATATTCTATCAACTGCTCTTAGCCAAACACAGCAAGGTGTTGTAGTTAATGTTTATTTTGGAGTATTAACAACTACAAGCAATGCTCAAGCCATTGTTGATACACCTTATGAAATATTCTCTGGTTTTGTTGATACAGTAACTATAAGTGAGCAAGGTGATACTTCAACAATAATCTTTAATGTTGAAAACAAATTAATTTCTTTAGAAAGACCAATAGATTTAAGATACACAGACCAAGACCAAAAACATTTTTTTCCAAATGATAAAGGTTTGGAATTTGTTGATGACATACAAGATAAGGTTATAGCGTGGGGTGGTGGGTAATGTATGCTAGATATTACACCTATAATCGAGTTGTATAAACATTTTGATATATATGAAAAAAATACTAATCTTGAAATATTTCATCATATTCTACAGTCAGTAAATGTTAACCAATACAAAGTATTTAAAAAAAATAACGAAGTAATTGGCTTTGCTAGTTGGGCATTTCTTAATAAAAAAGAAGAAAAACATATGCTAGAAACCAGTCATATACGGTCTGGCAAATGGAATAGTGGTAAAATAATATGGCATATGGACATTCTTGCTAAACAAGATGGGAAAGAAATAGTTTTACAAACAAGAAAACATATTACAAATTTAGTGGGTGTTGGTAAAAGAGTAAAGTGGAAAAGAGGTTACAAAAGTGAAATACTATACAAACAGTTTAAAACTAAAAGGCATTATTTGAAATGAGTGATTCAATAAAAGCAATCGTAGTAACGGCAGCAGCCGTTTATACAGGTAATTATGCTGGTGCTTTTTATAGTGGCTCAACTGCAGTTGCTGTTACTGCTGCTGTAACTGTTGCAACTTCAGTAGCATTATCAAAAGCGTTAGGTGTCGGAAGTGCAGCAACAGGAGCATATCAAGCACAACTTACCGAAAGAAATACAATGATAAAACAACCTCTTGTAACAAGAGATACTGTTTATGGACTAACAAAGAAATCAGGTGGCATCTTGTTTATGGAATCCACTAACAATAATCAAGACTTACATATGATTGTCCAACTTGCTTCACATGAGATTCAGTCTATTGATAAAATTTATTTTAATGATGAAGAATTATCTTTAACTAGTGGTGGCAATGATGCAAATGGTATTACTAGACAAATTGTTACTGCTCCAGCTAAATATGCAACGGAATCAAGGTTCATTAACAAAACAAATACACTTGTTGTTTCTAGTTATGTTGATGTTAAATTTAATCAATCTATGCCTTTTGGTGGCTCAAGAATTTCAAATGGGAAAGGAGTTGTTAAAGGCACAACGTCAATAGTTTTAATATCTGATGTAGCATTTACGATAGGCACAAGCGATAAATTAAATCTTCAAGGTGTAGATTATGGTATATCTTCTGGTGGCAGTTCTTCTGCTTCAGGCTCAAGGCATACTTTGACAGTTACTATATCAGAAGGTTTAAGAACAGATATAAGAGCAACAGCAATTCTTACTTATTTAACAACCCCACGTGATATAGACGAACATGGTGATTTTACAATAAGGATGCAGCCGTACAGAGATAATCCAAACTTTCCATTGCCTTTCTTAGCTGGTACAACAACAAGTCTTAATTTTTCAATCCCAGCTAGGCATACTTTTGCTTCTGCTGTAAGTTCAAACCTTACAGTTAGGATTAAACAACATTTGGGAAGTGATACACAAGTAGCAGATACTGACTTAGTTTCTGAAGTGCCTAAATGGACTACAGCACATAGATTGCAAGGCATCGCTTATTTATACGTTAGATTAAAATATGACGCTGACGCTTTCCCTTCTGGAATCCCAAACATATCTGCCGAAATAAAAGGCAAAAAAATATTAGACTTTAGAAATGGCTCAACAGCCTTTTCATCTAATCCAGCATTATGTCTGCACGATTATTTAACAGATACAAGATTTGGTTTAGGTGTGCCATCTACTCAAATAGATACAACATCTTTCACAACTGTTGCAAATATATGTGATGAAGATATTAGTTTAGCTGGAAGTGGCACAGAGAATAGATACGAAGCTCATGGTATTGTCTATAGTAATGTTTCACCAATGACTGCAATTAACGAACTGGTTGGCTCTATGCTAGGCGTATTGAGTTACTCGAACGGAAAATTTCATTTAGCTGGTGGTAAATTTGTATCACCATCAATTACACTTGACGAAGATGATTTTACAGGTGGCATATCTGTTCAAACAAAACAATCAAGAAGAAATTTATTTAATACTGCTAAAGGTGTTTTTACTAGTCCATCTTCAGACTGGCAAGCGTCAGATTATCCAATGGTAACATCAAATACATTTGTTGCAGAAGATAATGGAGAAACTATCTTTGGAAATATTGATTTACCATTTACAACATCACCAACAATGGCACAAAGAATTGCAAAAGTAGCATTATTTAAAAATAGACAGCAAATGGTGTTACAAGCACCCATGAAGTTATCTGCTTTTAAATTACAAGTAGGTGATACTGTTACCATTAATAATACTAGACTAGGATTTAGTTCAAAGATTTTTCAAGTTGCAGACTGGGGTTTTGTTTCAAATGAAAATGAAACAGGAATAAATGTAGTGTTACAAGAAACATCATCAAGTGTTTTTGATTGGGATGCAGAAGAATCAGAATTTATTTCTGATAATACTACCTTGCCATCAGCAGAAACTGTAGTAACACCATCATTAGCAGTAAGCGATATAATGAGGGCTTACTCTGGAATTGTATCAACTATTCTTTTAGTTAAAGCAACATCAGGGTCAGGAACAACCAACGAAATTGAAGTTGAATATAGAAATACATCAACTGATACAGAATATACTACTTTAGGTAAAGCAAAAACAGTAGGTGGGTCAGCAAAGTTTGAGTTAGTAAATGCTGAAGATGGAATGACGTATGAAGTAAGAGCAAGAGCAGTCAATGCTTTTAATGTTTATTCTTCTTTTGCAAGTGCAATTCATGAAGTAGTTGGTAAAACAGAGCCACCAGCAGATGTTTTAGATTTCTCTGTAAACATTGTCAATAATTTAGCAGTTTGTTCGTGGACTGCAAATGAAGAACTGGATTTATCTCATTATATTATTAGGCATACACCAGTAACATCTAGCCCTCTTTATCATGGTGCAACTATTGTGGCAAATTATATTAGTATGGCAACGAATCAAATATCAGTACCAGCTCAAACAGGCACATATATGATAAAAGCTGTTGATGTAATAGGATTGACATCTGAAACTTCAGCTAAAAAAGCAGTCATAAGAAACCAGATTGCTGATAATTTTAATGTAGTAAGTAGCACAACACAATCAACAGGCTTTGCTGGTACAAAAACAGATACTGAAGTAGTAACTAGAGATGGAGATAATTTTTTACAAATTACTTTAGGCGAGTTATTTGACGACCATTCTGGAAACTTTGATGATGGTGTTGGCAACTTTGATGATGGTGGTGAAGTAGCGAGTAATCTTGACGGATTCTATGAATTTAGTACCAATCCTATAGATTTAGGTGCTATATACAATTCACAAGTAACAACATCAATGACCAGTACTAGATTTAACCCAAACAGCTTGTTTGACACGTTTGAGGGCTTATTTGACGAGCAAGAAGGTAATTTTGATGGTAATTATACCGAACAAGATGATGTTACTGCTAAAATCCAAATATCGACCTCTAATGATAACTCAACCTATACAGATTTTTCTGATTATATTTTAGGTAATTATAAAGCTAGATATATAAAATTAAGAGTTAAAATGACAACCACTAATGCAGATTCAACACCAGCCATATCTGCTCTATCAGCAACGATTGATATGCCAGACAGAACGGTAGCCGTTGCGAATACAGCAAGTACAACAGCAAGTGGTGGAAAAGCTATAACATTTAGTCCAGCATTTAAAGATTTACAAGGTCTAGCGATTAGTGCAGATAATCTTACAACTGGAGATTTTTATGAATTAAGTAGTAAGTCAGCCACAGGATTTACCATTAAATTTAAGAACTCAAGTGGTTCAGTTGTTGACAGGTCATTTGACTTTGTAGCAAAAGGATTCGGATATCTTGAATCCAGTTAGTAATTAGAGTATTGTAAACATATTTAGGAGTATAAAAAAATGAGTCAAAATGATTTTACCATAGCAAACCAGACGTTCCCTAATACAAGGGCTGATATTAATTCAGCATTACAAGCATTAGCAAGTACCAGTTCTGGAAGTTCAGCTCCATCAACAACCTTTGCAAATCAGTTTTTTTATAATACTACAAGCAATTTATTACAAATTAGAAACGAAGATAATGACGCTTTTATCACCATAGCAGAGTTAGACCAAACCAATGACACCGTAGAATATTTTAAATCTGATTCAGTAAGAACAGCTTTAATAGAATTTACTGATGGAGATGACGCATTAGCGATTGCAGATGGTGGTGCTTTAACGGTTTCAACTTCATTAGATATGAACGGTACAGAATTATTTTTAGATGCAGATGCGGATACTTCTATTACAGCAAGTACAGATGACCAAATAGATTTTAAAATAGCTGGGTCAGACCATATTAAATTTACTACTACTGGCATAACTGTAGCTGATGTAGATTCAGCTCAACCTACAATTAATTTATTTAATTCAAATGCTGATGCTGGAGCTGCACATTTAGATTTTACAAAAGATAGTGCTTCCCCAGCAGCTAATGACCAAGTTGGGGTTATAAGATTTGTTAGTGATAATGATGCTGGACAAGCGACAACAGTCGCACAGGTTATCGCAAATATCACAGATGTTGCAGATGGCACAGAAAATGGTCGTCTTGGTTTTGAAACAATGGTTGATGGAACAATAGCTGAAAGAATGACTCTTAACCAACAAGGTCGTTTAGGTATTGGTACTGGTAGTCCTTCGGCTACATTACAGGTAAACGCACCGCAAGCATCAGGTACAGTTGACCTTCTTAATTTGCGTGATGCTTCTGCTGGGGCTGAGATTAAATTTACATCATTTGGTGATGCGTCATTTGGAACATCACAACGAATAGATTTTACTGGAGCATATTTACAAATTCGTAATGGCACAGACCAAGCTTTGCGAATTGATAGTGCTGAAAGAATTTTAATGGGAGCAATGACTGGCAATAATGTTAACGGCTCAAGTGCTAAAGCACAAATTAGTTATGTAAAAAATAGTGAGTTTGGACTACACATAAGACCAAGTGATAACAATACTGGTGGCGGACAACCTGTATTATTCCAAAACCAAGCTGGAACATCTATTGGTTCTATTTCGTGTACTGCAAGTGCTACAAATTATGGAGAATCATCTGATTACAGGCTAAAAGAAAACGTAGATTACACATGGGATGCAACCACAAGATTAAAACAATTAAAACCAGCTAGATATAATTGGATTATTGATGATACAAATACATTAGTAGATGGTTTTCTTGCACACGAAGTATCAAGTATAGTTCCAAATGCAGTTACTGGTACAAAAGATGCTTCAACTACACGTTTAAAAACTGTAAAAGACGCAGATGGAAACTTCATAGCTTCAGATATAGAACAAGAAGGTTGGACAGCAGGTAAAGCAGATGGAACGTACCCTAATGATTCTACATGGACTGCTACAGAAGAAGTGCCAGATTATCAAGGAATAGACTTAGGAAAACTTGTACCATTATTGGTTAAAACCATACAAGAACTTGAAGCACGAATAACAGCACTAGAAGGCTAGGAGAAACTAAATGGCTGGATTACAAGTACATACAGCAGAAACAGCATACGCAGTTACTCAAGCTGAAATTAAAGCATGGTGCAAGATTGATTCTTCAGATGATGATGTAACAGTTGCTCTTATCGAAAGGACTGTTCATAACTGGGCAAAAGAATACACATCAAGATCATTGACAACAGTTACTTATAATTTATTTATTGATACGGTTTACGATTCAGAAGTTCCGATACGAGAAGGTTTTTATACAGGCTATGACAATCACACAAGTAAAAGAAGTATTGATCTACCGTTTAGCCCTGTCGCAAGTGTATCGCATATTAAATATTATGATGATGCTGATAGTGCAACCACTTTTGCTTCATCAAATTATTATCTTGATAATGTAAGTGTTCCATCAAGAATAGTGCTTAGAAAGGGTGCTAGTTATCCATCTTCATTAAGGGTAGCCAATGGTATCGAAATTAAATATGTGGCTGGATATGGAGCAACCACAGCCGTTCCATACGACATAAAGTCAGCATGTTTGGCTTATTCGGCATATTTGTTCGAACATAGGGGTGATTTGCTAGATGGCAAAAGAGTCTTAGCTCCAACAAGTGCGACCCAATTATTACACCCATATAGAGTTAAATCACTATCAACCCACCCATACAGAGGACAAGCAACTTATAGAGGAATGTTTGGTTAATGATTGGAGAAATGCGAAACAAGATTACAGTACAGACGTTAAGTGGTGGTACTGATTCTGGTGGTGGTCAAGCGACTAGCTATGGTAGTGATGTTACAGTTTGGGCAAAAGTAGAAAACTTATCAGGCACGCAGAGTTCTTTTGGCGATCAGATACAAGACCGAGCAAACTATAGATTCACTATCAGATTTTTATCAGCCATAACTGCCAAGCACCGAATCAGTTACAATTCCAAGACATTTAATATTCAACATATAACGTCAGTTGATGAAGGCAAAGAAAAGTATCAGATCATACAAGCTGAAGAAGGAGTAGCTACCTAATGACAGTTAAAGTAAAAGTAGAATCCAAGATGAAACAAAATACTGATAAAGCTATGGATATGTATGATGAAAATACTGCAAGACATTTAAACAGAATTGCTAACCATTTCCGTAATCAAATTACAAAAGCTATGCAAAGTTCTAAGGGTGGCAGAACATATGTTGTTACTAAATCTGGTAAAACCCATACAGCATCAGTAAAAGGCAATCCACCAGCAGTCAATACAGGAAGATTGGTTAATAGTTTTTTTGTAAAGCCAGCAACAAGGGCAAGAAATTTTTCTTCAATTGAAACAAAGGTTAAATATGCTGGTTATCTAGAAGATGAGCAAGGCTTAGATAGACCCTTTATGAGTGAGAGGTCTGTTCCTTTTAAAAATACTAAACAATATGCTAATAGAATGTCCAAAGATATTAAACTTAACAAGGTTAAAATAACATGAGCTTTCATTCTTTTGATTTACAAGCAATATTATACTCAACCTTAGATGGCGATAGTACGCTAGATGGTATTGTTGGTAATAACAAAATCTTTGATAATGTGCCACAAGACACAGCTTATCCTTATGTTGTTATTGGAAATATTAGCGTTGTTAACAGAGGAACGAAAACTTTAGACGGCAATGAGTACTCGGTTGATGTTGATGTATGGTCTGAATACAGAGGTAAAAAAGAAATATCAGATGCTATGGAAAGAATATATGAGCTTTTGCATGATACAAGTTATTCTGTATCTGGTGCTGATATGGTAGTAAGTCAAGTTAGGAGTACGATCACTCTGGTAGAAAATGATGGAATTACTAGACATGGTGTGCTAACTTTATCGGTGATTGTGTATGATAATTAATTTTTTAGGAGATAGATATGGCAGTTCAAAAGGGTAGTGCCTTACTGGTAAAAGTTGGAAACGCTGCTTCGCCAGAAGTTTTCGCAACGATTGCTGGTTTAAGAGATACAAGTATCTCAATAAATGCAGAAACAATAGATGTAACTAACAAAGATTCAGCAAGAGTTAGAACATTATTAGCTGACGCTGGAATCAAGTCATTCAGTATAAGTGGCTCTGGTGTTTTCACAGATGCAGCAAGTGAGCAATTAATTTTGACAAACTTTAATGCAGCAACTTTTTTAAATTATCAATTCTTAGTGCCTAGTTACAATACCTTCACAGGTGCGTTCCAAGTAACAAGTATTGAATATTCTGGTGCTTACAATGGTGAAGTTTCTTATTCTATGAGTTTTGAATCTGCTGGTGCAGTTACAATAGCAACAGTATAATTAGGAGATAACTATGATTTATCAAGTAATTAATAATGTAGCATTAGCTTATACAGACAGTTCAGGAACAACAAGTGCATTAACGATTCCAAGTGGTGTTGTAAGATTATGTCCGACAACTGCTTGTCATATAAGTATTAATGCAGCTTCAGGCACAGACGCAACAGCAAATGATATGCACATTGGTATTGGCGAAGAAGCTTTCGTTGCTGTACCAACAGGATATTTTATATCTGCAATTAGAACGTCTGCTAGTGGTACACTAACAATTCAAGCAATAGATATTGGGAGACCATAATGTGGGAACTAAAAGCGATAGAGATAGGTAGTAAAAAATTAGATGCTCAAGTTAACGTCAATGATACACACGTTGAAATAGAAGCACCTTATTTTAAAACTTTTAAAGATACAGATTCAGTAAAAATTGATAAGCAGACATACACAATCAAAACTGCCGTCAATGTTGCAGATAGAAACGAGACTATAATCATTACAACAATGGAGAAAGACAATGAGCATAAACAAGTTAAAAGCGGAAAAGCTACTGACGTTTAATGACGGAGTAGAATATAAAGCACGAATGAGTCTTGATACTATTATCAGGATAGAGCAAACAATGGGAGTATCTATTCTGAAAGTTGGAAATTTACTTGCAAGTGCTGACATAACATTAACTCAAATAATTCAGGTGATAACATTAGCTATTAGGGCTGGTGGTAATGATGTTAAAGAAAAAGATATAAAAAAATTGATAGCTGATATAGGATTATTAGAAGCTATTAAAATGACAGGTGAATTAATTTCTTTAGCATTAAATGTAGACGATAGTGCTGAAAATGATGATGAAAAAAAAAGCGAGGAAGTAACAAGCTAGATGAAGATGCTGAATTGCCTTATCAACGCTGGTTAGAAGTGTGCGTTGGAATGATAGGAATAAGTCCTAAAGAATTTTGGGATTCGAGCATTTCAGAGATAACATTTGCCATTAAAGGATTTAGTGAGTTCAATGGTAATGGGCAAGACAAACCAATGAGCAAAGATGAATTAGAAAACTTAATGGAGTTAAACCCAGACGACTGATGGCAACCGAACTAGATAAGCTAATAGTAAAAATTGAAGCAGACCTTTCTGGTTTAAAAAAGGGAATGGCTCAAGCAAATAAATCCGTTGAAAAGTCTAGCGGAAATATGTCTAAAAGTTTAGGCAATCTTAGTAAATCACTTCAAAAAGTATCAGTTCGTGCTGTAAAAGTAGGTGCTGTTTTAGGCACTGTTTTAGCTGGGGTTGCTATAAAAGGTTTTATTGACGTTGGTATTCAAGTTGAAAATTTACAAGTTAGATTGAAAGCTCTTTTTGGCTCGGCAGCAGAAGGAACAAAAGCTTTTGAAAATATGGTTGAGTTTGCTGGTAAAGTACCATTTACATTGAATCAAATTCAAAGTGCTTCTGGAAATTTAGCTGTAGTTGCAGATGACGCTGACCATTTAGCAGAAATATTAGCAATTACTGGTAATGTTGCTGCTGTTACAGGAATGGATTTCCAACAAACAGCCGAACAAATTCAAAGGTCTTTTTCTGGTGGTATCGCAAGTGCTGATGTTTTTAGAGAAAAAGGTGTTAGAAGTATGTTGGGATTTAAAGCTGGAGCAACTGTTTCTATAGAGGAAACTGTTATAGCATTTAGAAAAGTATTTGGCAAAGGTGGTAAGTTTGGAAATATGACTGATGAACTTGCTGGCACTTTGACAGGTACTATCTCAATGATTAAAGATAAATTTTTTGGTTTTCAGTTAGCAGTTTCAGAATCATTTTTTGCCGAGCTAAAAGTTCAATTTGGTGATTTAAATAAATTCTTAGAAAAAAACAATGAAAAAATAAAAGAAGCTGGAAGGGCTATTGGAGAAACTTTAGCTAAAACAGTTAGATTTATGGTAGACAACATAGATAATATAAAAACTTTTTTTAAGGTGTTTGCTGGTGTAGCAGTAATTAATTCATTAGCAAGATTAACTGCAAGTATACATACTTTGACTGCTGCTATGATGCTCAACCCAATAATCTTAACTATGGTTGGAGTAGGTGTTGCTGCTGGAATTGCTGTATATGGTGGAACAGCATTAGCTAAATTTATGCTTAGTTTTAGAGAAGATGTTAAAGAACTAAATGTGGAAATGTCAGAGCAAGAAAAGAAATTTGGAAAAATGCAAGATAATTATATGCAGATGGTTAGTGGTACATCAGACAAACAAGTCCAAGATGCTTTTTTTAATGCAAATCGCAGTATTGACCCAGTTCGAAAAAAAGAAGTTGAAACGCTAGAAGAAGAAGAAGCTGCTGCAAAGAAAAAAGCAAAGACTTTGGCAGAAATTATAAAAATAAATAATATGATGGCACAAGGTCAAGGTGCTTTAATGGTTATGAATAATAAAGTAATAGGAACGCAAACAGACGCAACCATAGCAACTGAAGTGGCAGCAGAAGCAAGAGGAGCAGCGTTCGAAAAAGAAATGGAACAAATTGCTATTTTAAACGAAGAATTTGAAGAAATCGGAAAATCAATATCAACTGCATTTGGTGAAGCAGTTGTTAGTGGAAAAGATTTTAAAGATTCTATGGTAGATATATTTCAAAGTGTTGCACAGCAAGTAGTGGGATTAATATTTCAATTGCAAGTTGTTGACCCATTATTAAGGTCAATCAAACAATCTATGGAAGCATCACAAGCGTCTAGTGGCGGAAGTTTTTTAGGAAGTTTATTTAAAGCTACTTTAGGAAGTATTGGTGGTAGTGGTGGTGGTCATATAGATTCTGGCTCAAACTTTGCTGGTGGTTATGGTAGAGCTGGTGGTGGAAGTGTGAATCCTAATATGCCGTATATGGTAGGAGAGAGAGGAGCAGAAATGTTTGTACCTAAATCTGCTGGAACAATAGTACCAAACAATCAAGTAGCTGGAGCTGGTGGTGGTGGCAATATTGTCATAGAGCAGAACTTAAACTTTGCTACAGGTGTATCACAAACAGTAAGAGCCGAAGTGATGAACTTACTTCCAGCAATACAACAATCAACATTATCAGCAGTTCAAGACGCTAGATTGCGTGGTGGAACTTTTGCTAAAGACTTTGGAGCATAAAAATCGCAGAGCCTACTTTTCCAATTGTTATGCCTACAACTCCAAACTTCATAAGAAGTGAATGGGGTATTGCTAGAGCCGTTGCACAATCACAAAGTCCATTTACTTATTCAACACAAGTGCATAAATTTACAGGCTCAAAATGGTATAGCACCGTTACTTTGCCACCCATGAAAAGATCACAAGCCAATGAGTGGTTAGCTTTTTTCATGCAATTAAACGGACAGTTTGGAACATTTACAATGGGAGACCCAGACGCAAAGGCAGTTCAAGGCACAATATCAAATACTGTAGCTGTAAACGCTGATTTTGCTGTGGGTGCATATGACGTAACGATTGACGGAGCTGATGCTTCTGAATCACAATTATTTAAAAAAGGTGATTATGTACAGTTTAACTCTGGAGCAACCAGTAAACTGCATATGATTATTGCTGATGTGGCTAGTAATGGAAGTGGTGTTGCAACATTAACCATAGAGCCATCTTTATCAGCAGCATTATCTAACAACGCTACAGTTACTTACGCAAGTCCTAAATGCGTTATGAGGATGACCAACAATGAGCTTACATGGAGTGCGAATCACATTTCACTATATGGAGTATCTTTCTCATGCGAAGAGGTTTTATAATATTTTTATTTTTAATGAT